GGCGGAGGAGTTGTCGGTGGGGTGGAGTGAATTTGATCCTAAGGATCGTGAAGAGAAGCGCGACGCACAAAGTGAAAAGCATCAGGAGCATTTGCGTGCTCTTGGTACAGCCGCAAAACGCGGGATTGCTGGCGAGAAACAGGACGTACTGCTAAGGTTTTTGCAGTCACGTGCTAACAGTGTCAGCTACCGCCCCGGAGCATCCGCTGAGGAGGTTGCCTTTAATGAAGGGCAGCGCTCGTTGGCTTTGCAACTACTTAAACTAGCAGGAGAAGTATGATGGACGAAGAGGCACAAGCCACAGAACAGGTGGCCCCCGATTCGACCCAGGAGACACCGGAAACCACGGAAACTCAGGGCGGTCAGGAGACAATCTTTGATGGTGTGGAAGCGGCCCCGGCTGAGCAGCCTGCTCAGGAACAGGAATACGTTGATACGCCAGAGAATCCGGACGCGCGACCCGAGTGGCTACCGGAGAAATTCAAAACGCCCGAGGAGCTTGTAAAAGCCTATAACGAAATGGGCGCTAAGATCCGTGAGAAAACTGAGCCGCCTGAGCAGTATGAGGTAAAGCTCGAAGATGGCTCAGATGTAGAGCTTACGGAATCTGATGTTGAAGTGTTCAAGGACGTGGGTCTGAATAACGAGCAGGCCGCCAAACTGACAAACTACTTTTACGAGTCCGTAGTGCCTAATTTGATGGAGGCCAAAGCGGATATTGAAAAACAGCGTTTGTCGCTTGAATGGAACATGGATGCCAACAGTAACGAGTTCACTCAGCAGCTTGCGCAGGTGAAGTCATGGGCCAATCAGAATCTGCCTGAATCGGTAGTGACTGAGCTTTCACGCACGGCCAATGGCGTTGCCACCATGACGCAGCTCATGGAGCAGGGTGCTAAGAGTCATCGTGCAGTTGGCGAGTCTAGTCAGCCACGGCCGGATAAAAACCAGCTGATGGAAATGATGAATGACCAGCGCTATTGGAATGGTGATGAAGATTATCGGGAGTATGTACGACAGCAGTTTGAGCGTGCATACGACTGATTAAATTGACAAACGCGGGGTCGTGTTTTACGCTCGGCCCTGATCTAGTTAATTGGCTTACCCGCGTAGCGGCCCCGATTGCTAGTAGACTTGCCGAGACTGGCCCCGAAATGGCTCACCCAGTGCAGGCAGTAAAGAAGATGTATTTACTAACTGTGTGAGGAAACCAAAATGTCTACGACTGTACCTACTTCGTTTATCGAACAGTACGAGGCCGAGGTCAAGCAGGTTTATCAGCGTGAAGGTTCGCTGCTGCGCGGGGCCGTTCGGAATCGTTCCCAGGTTAACGCTGAGCGCATTTACTTCCCGGTTCTCGGTAAGGGTAGTGCCACCAGCAAAGCGCGTCATTCTGATGTGACGCCGATGAATCTTGAGCATACCCGAGTGTCTGCGGACATGGAGGACTTCTATGCTCCGGAGTACATTGATGAGCTGGATCAGGCCAAGATCAACTGGTCGCTTGCTTCTGAGTACGCCCGTGCCTCGGGTAACGCTCTGGGCCGCCAGACTGACCAGATCCTGATTGACGCAATGGACGCCAGCACGAACACGACCGATCCGAATACTTTGGACGGAAGTGCTAGTGGTGCTCTGACGCTGCCGGTTATCGCTGGTATCTCCCGGATTCACAACGCTGCTGATGTCCCGATGGACAACATGCGCTACTGCGTTGTTAACCCTGAGACGCACGCGGAGCTCCTGCAGCTGAGCGAGGCAACCAGCAGTGACTTCACCACCACCCAGCTGCTTATGAACGCTCGTGAGCCGGCCATGTGGATGGGTTATCGCTGGATCATGCACACGGGTCTGCCGGACGGTGTGAAGGGCTTTTTCTTCCACATGCAGTCCGTTGGTCATGGTATTTCTCGGGACGTCACCACCGAGGTGAACTACGTGCCTGAGAAGGTTGCCTTCCTTGTGAACTCGTACATGAGCATGGGCGCGACCATCATTGATGAGCCCGGCGTCATTAAGCTCACCGAGAACTAAAGAGGATTGACCAATGGCATTTGCAAAGAGTGAACTGGCCCAGATGGCCTACACGGGTGCTAACGGAGGGAACGCTTTCTGGTTCTACTCCAACACCAACGGCGACACGGTTACTGCGTCGGGGTTTTTCAACGACGCTGCCGAAGAGCTCAGTGAAGGCGATCTTGTGTTTGATGTAGATGGAGTAGTGTTCTACAGTGTTGCCAGCATCGCCAGTGGCGTTGTAACGGTTGCCGCTGTGCATGACACTCCGGCCTAATAGGTCGATATGACCCAAAACTGAGGGGGGTTCCCTATGAGTAGCAGTCTGGATGTAGTAAACGAAGGACTGGTGCGACTTGGGGTTCCCCCCTTGGCTTCTTTATCAGATCAAAGTGCTCAAGCGATTGCAGCGGATTCGATTTACAAGACGATTCGCGAATCAGCTTTGGCCGAGCATCCTTGGTCGTTCGGGATTACTGAGACTTTGCTGCCTAAGCTAAGTCTGCCCAATGAGGAAATTCGCAACACCAAGTTTGATTATGCCTACCAGCTCCCCACAGATAAGCTGCGGGTACTTGGGCTGCGTAGCACTTACACCTACCGGATAGCTGGTGACCAGCTGTACACAGACGATGACGAGGCCAGGCTGGTCTACGTTGCGGATGTGGACGAGGGTGGCTGGCCTTCCTATTTCAGTCAGATGGTGGCGTTTGCTTTTGCAGCTGCTGTTGCCATTACGCTTACTGAAAACAATACGCGCGCGCAGCTGATGTACCAGCTGGCCGGTGAGCAGCGGCGCACGGCGCGGACGATTGATTCGCTGCAGACACCGCCGTACGTGTTTAACATGATGCGCGTGTATACACGACGTAACACCAACCCGTTGAGTCAGGCATGACGGTTTTTTCGCATACCACTGGGTTTACGCGCGGAGAAGTTGAGTCATCGCTGTTTGACCGCTTCGACGTAGATTTCTACCGTTCCGCAAGCAAACTTGTGGAAAACTGGTTTCCTGATGTAACCGGTGCGATCGAACGGCGTCCTGCGCTAAAGCCTTTGGGAGAAACTGACCCGGTGATCTTTCCGGGCCGGCCAGACATTGTGCCTGGCGATGTGGACTGCGGTGAGTTTCACCTGCGTACGTTTTCGTTCCGCGGTACGACGTTTTTGCTTTTGTTCCGTCGGATCTGCTCAGAAGGCTGGCAGTCGATTACGATTTCCTGCTATCGCTTTGGTGCAAACAATGCGCTGGTTGAGCAGTTTGAGGATGAGTTTATTGTTCATTACTCAAACGCGTCCACGGACTTAATTACTGCACTGAACAACGCGGGCACTCCGCTGCCGCCGGATTCGTTTGACGGCAATGTGCCGGACGAGTTTCTCGATAACCTTGCGCGTAACATTTGCTTGGCTCAGGTTGGCCCGGCTGTGTTTGTTACTTCGCCGCTGTTTCCGCCTTACCGCGTGTTTGTGGATTCTGACAACATCGCAAACGTCGAGAAGGTAATCTTTTTTGAAGAGCTGCTAGGCCAAGTAGAAATTGGTAGCGGCAAAAAGGAATGGGACGGCACAGACACGCTGTTTGAGGATCAGCTTGCACCCGGTGATAGTTTTTTCTTTAAAGGTGAAGAGTACACGGTCGATAGTATTAATAGCCAGACTAAATTGTTTAGCAACGAAACTTACACGGGCGTAGGCGTTGCTGGCGAGCGGATCAACAAAAAGACTGATTACTTTGATACTGACTGGCCGCGGCTTTGTACGTTTTACAAAGGTCGGCTGGTGTTGTTTTCTAGCCGAGACAGGCCAGTTGGCATGTGGGCTAGCAAATCCAATGACCCGTTTACTATTCGCCCTGGTAGCACGTATGACGACTCACCGATTGAAGTTGAGCTGCTAACCGAAGGCGCGGAAGCGTTTCGTTGGGTAGAAGCGGGCGAAAAAATCCTGTTGGGTGCAGAGCAGGCCGAGTACATTATTGACAGCCTTTCTGATGCTCCGCTAACGCCGACTACGTTTAGCTTTTATCGTGTATCTAATAACGGGGGCACGTCGCTGCAGCCGTTTAGCTCAAACGCAAGCACTGTGTTTGTTAACCGCGGGCGCACTAGGGTGCAGGCGGTAACATTCAATGATGCGCGGTCTGGCTATGTGGGCAATGACATTAGTTTGCTCGCGCCGCATTTGCTTGTTAACCGAGTCAAGGACATTGTGTATCGGCCTGGTACGCAGAATGATCGGGCACCGCGAATTTTTGTTATCACTGATAATCTTGAGGTGCGCTCTTGCACGTTTGCTGAGACGCAGGACGTTATTGCGTGGAACAGGATTACGTTGGCTGATGGGTATGACATTGTGGCGTTTGCCACCTCCCCGGATGACTTTTTTGCGCTGGTGCGCTGCCCGGCGGATGACACGTACGCACTGACCGTTCTTGACATTGACCCTGATGACTTTTACCTGATGGATCTGGCAAAAACGTACACTGCGACAAATGGTGTCGTTAGCCTTAATCCAATTCACCATAATACGACAGTTGCAGTGTTGGATGGCTCCCGATTCAAAGGCTTTTTTGAGACTACGACCGAGCTGGATATTGGTGACGCAGACTTTAACGGTGAAATAGCTGTCGGCATTACCTTTTCATCCAAGTTAGACATGTTGCCCGTTGTTATCGGTAACACAAACGATGGCGGGACACTTAACCGCGTGCATAGATTGTTGCGTGTTTTGGTGTCAGTCGAGGAAGCCTACGAGCTGTCAATCAATGGCGAGCCTTTGTTTGGTACACTTGCTGTCAATAACACAACAGGTTTTGCCGAGAGAAACGGCACTTTTGAGCGACGTTTTTTAGGGTGGGCTGAACGCCCTGATACAAGAATAGAGGCTTCAAGCCTGTACCGTGCTAAGCTGCGGTCAGTAAGTCGGGAGGTGCAGGTATAATGGCCGTGCAAGCTATTCTAGCAGCCGCACAGGTTGGCGTAAGTTTATTTGGCGCTCGTCAGCAAGCGCAAGCGGCTGAGCAGCAGATGACCGCCAGTATTGAGCGTGCTGGCCTGACAGCAGGGCGAGCCGCCTTTGCGGGGCCACTAGAGCGCTTTCAAGTAAGGCAGCAGGCTGAAACTCAGGAAAACGTACGCCGTCGCGAGCTTGGTCAAACCGTTGCCTCGCAGCGTGCCGCATCCGCTGCTTCTGGTGTTATTGGTGGCCGCACGCAGCGTTTGGCTCAGGCCCGGTCACAAGCGGCGTTTAGCCGGGAGCAGGCTTTAGCTGACCAGCAAACTCGTTTACAGCTTTTGGCAAGTAGAGAGCGTGAGCGCACAGCTATTGAGGATGCTCGCCTTTCAATGCGTGACGCTGGCCGCGTAGCCCAAGCACAGACCGATCAAGCTACTGCAAGTTTGTTTGGAGACTTGGGCAGGATTGCTTCACAAAACGTCAGCTTGTTTGAGCAAACTCCCTCAAGTACCACACGTACACCGAGCAGCAACCCCGGCCGACCCGGCGGCAGTGCGGGCACGCGCTTTTAATAAAGAGGCAGGGTAAATGGCAAGTCGAGAGTTTGAAGTTCGGCCTCCTCGCGGCGGCATTGTATCGTTTCAGACTGGCGGTGCCCCAGCTGCCCCACGGATTGGCGCGACAAACTTTGAGGGCATTCAGCGCTCGTTGCAGGCGTTTACAGAACAGGCTGAGCAGCGGCGTGTAGCTGAGGGTACACGGGTTGCCGAAGAGCGCGCTATTCGTGAGCAGAGCGAGCTTGGTACTGCCCAGCTTGCCGAACCCGAGCGCGAATGGGGTGAGGCGTATCAGAATGCGTTTCAGGAAAAAGCCCGTGCGATCTATGAGCAAAAGCTAAAGACTGACGTATTCCGCACAACAAACGAGCTGCGGCGTCAGCACATGATGGATCCTGATGGGTTCAGCAATAGCTTGCAGGCTTATCGCGAAAGCACTGTTCAGACAGTAGAGCAAACGGATCCTACTTTTGCTCAGAGCGTTGGCACTTACATTGACCAAGTTGGGTTTGAGGTTGCCGAGCAGATCAACACGGACGTATTCAAAAATGATCTGGAATCCCAGTCGCTCGAAGCTGAAAACGCAATCTTGGAGGAACTGTCGGCGGGTGAGGACTACCTGCTCAACAGCCCTAACGAACAAAACTTGCAAGAGGCTACGGCTAGCGCATACGAGAGTATTGCGCAGCTTGATGAGGTCACTGCAGTTAGTCCAAGGCAGCAGGAGAAACTTCGTCGCAGCGTCAACGAGCGGTATGCGTACGCTTACTCGCGCGGCCGGGCAAATCAGGCAATCGCGGACGAAGATTATGCAGGCGCGCAGGTAGTTATTGACGAGCTCCGCGCCGGTAAGCTGTTTGACGATAACCGTCAAGGTGAAGCGCTTGCAAATTCTATTGAGCGGGATCTAAACGCTGCTACCAACGAGCGCAATTCTGCGCTTGATGCTGGCCTTCAGCGCTATCGCGATCAAATAGACGCCGTTTCTGAGTCTGTTAGTGCAGGTAACGAATACACTGACGACCAGCAGGCTTTGCTTGATCGGGCTATTACTTTCGCGGATTCGTATGATCCGGCGGCTGCCGAAGAACTTCGTAGGACGCGCCGCAGCCTTCAGTTCCAGAACGAGTTTAGATCCGAGGTAAACATGGCCACGCCGGGCGAGCTAAGCCTGGTTGAGCAAACCATCACGTCGCCTGAAGGCATCCTGTCGCTCGATGAGGAAACTCGGCGCAGTGTGCAAAACATGATTGACCAACGGCGTGATTATTTTGCTGATGCACAAGCTAAGCAAGATTGGACAAAGTTCGGTGATCCAGAGGTAGCAGAGGTTGCCCCTGGCGAAATTATGAACACGCCTGACGGGCAGTTCGATATATTTATGGGCATGATGGATAACAGCCGCCGTCGGGCCGCTGCTAATTCTGGTCAGCCGGTGCAAGCAGTACCTTACTGGACGCAAGAACAGCGCGAAGGTTGGGTAGATGTTATGCGCAACGCGCCTGACTCTGACACTGCCCGTAGAGCTTTTACCCGTTATATAGCACCTTACCAACGTTCGGGTAACATGATTGCTGGAGCGCGTAATTTGGCGCAGATGGACGCCGAGATTGGTGGTGCCATGCTTATGTCTGCGCACCTGATGGATCCTTCTGCGCGGGATTCCGCTACCTTTATTAACATGGCAACCCAAGGGCTTGCTACTGAAGGCGTTGAGCGGTTTAGCACTGCGGATCTAAGCTCCGGTGCGCAAGCTAGCCTTCGTGCAATCGCTGGCGGGGACGGCACTTTATATGGCGCTGCGCTCCGAGGGCTTCAAGCTGTTGCAATCGGTGCTGAGGCCACCATGGGGGTTGATGCAGTTGAGTACGCCGAAGAGCAGCTTCGCGGCGTTGAAATAACAGGTTTGTCGAACGGCTTTGAAGTTCCTACACGCTTGCTGGGCGATGGCCCCCGCGAGCAGGAGCTTTCGCGGGCAACACTTAATGAGTTTTTTGCGGACGTCCCGGAAAATTATGCGGCAGACCGCTTGCGCCCAGAGCCGATTGACAATAGACGTTTTAGGTTTGTAGACGTCCAGACTAATACTGTTTTCCGCGATGCAGATGGGAATGCCATCGAAGCTAGCATTGAGGAAGAAGAGTTTGTCGAGGCCAAAGACAGGGACGCGGAGACTATCCAGCGGCAGAGAGAGCAAAACGACGAGCGCATGATGAACGCGCTGCAGCTTGCTGATTCGGATAGAAACTTTTTCCAGACTATTGGTGGTCGCGCAGGGCTTAGTGAGGATCAGTCCAAAGCGCTGTTTACCGCTATCTCTCTGTCGCCGGC